AGGTAGGCAAAAAGAAGGAGGCCCCGTGAAATTCAACCTCCGTAAGATATTCAACATCATCCAGGCCATCCGGGACTTCCTGGAGGCTATCGGGGTGTTAAAGCAGAAGGCGCCGTTTGATCCGGCTGACCTTGCCCCCAAGAAGGACAACGATGTCAAGCCTTATTGAACTGGCCGGGCTGATGCCCGATGTCATCCCCACAATGTCTTCGGGGGTGCCCAAGACACGCATGCTGGGGATGTACGTGGGCATGGGGGTGGACCCCCGCACTGATTGGGACTCCGTGTTGACCCGGCTGGCAGCCAGGGGATACAACGCCATCAGCATCTTCCTTACTACGGTGTTTGCCAATCAACAGTATCCATGGCCATTGACGGCTGGGCTGTTTGACTTTACGGTAGACAATGAGGACTACTACGCCAACCTCAACCGGGCGCTGGTTGCATCCGCCAAGACAGGGGTGCGGTTGCACTTCTGTTTTGTGGACCAGTTTCATAGCCACCACGACAACAAAGGCAACCCCGGCGATAACCCCGGACCTGATCCATTCCGGCAAGGATTGGACCTTGGCAATGAATGGGACGAGAATCTCTTATATGATTCCATTACCTTCGCGCCCCTGAAATATTACTGGGTGAAGTGGGATGAGCCCCGCCCCCGCCAATATACCAACTACCGCTTTCTCGGGGCGTTTGGTATGGGAATGAAACGATTTGTCAACCGTATTGTCAACCTTACGAAAAAGGTAAGTGTCAACTGGCCAGAACTACCGCTGCCCACATGGAAGTGGAGCAACGAGAACCTGGCCATGGTCGATAGCACCGGCCACCCCACTGACAAGCGTGGCGGACGGGACGAGGTTCACCGTTACATTGATGGCCGATTCAATGCCAAAGGCATGGGCGGTCGTGGGTTCTTCGATTTCCTGATCCTGGACGGCAAGACTCCCATGTATCAGCTTATGGTGGATGTATTCCGCAAGGGGGTCCGGCTGTGGAACAAGGCCGGTATGGAGATCCATGAGATCATGGATGTAGCCGACACCCTCAAGTTCCCGCTGACCCTGCCGGAACGTAAGGAAGTGATCTTCTCTACAGACGGTGACTTGAAGATGGAAGCCGAGTACTACAAGCTGGGCCACAGCACCGTGCCCAATGTGGACCTGAAGTTCGATGTCAAGAAGGGCGAACCCATCCCCCCGGATGTAATGGACTTCTTTAACCTCTATTGGCCCCGGTACATTAAGTACGTAAAGGATTGATATGATCTTACAGCCCGATTCCACTGCCGTAGCCGAGGCCGCCGTCATTCGGGGCGAGGACATTCCCAAGGCGCCCCAATCCCCAGAAGATACGATCATTCTGGGCATTGTGCTGCAGAACGTCCGCGAGTGCGAGGCCCAGTACCGACGGCAGAATCTCGCCAACAAGTGGAATGACTCCAAGGCTCTGTACGACTTCTACGTGCGGGAACAGACGTGGACGGGCACGCGCCTGAAGCGGTCCAGCCTTGGGGTGCCCCTCGTATTGGAGCATGTAGATTCCATAGCGGCCCAGGTAATGGATGTCATGTGGGAAGAGGACCCGCCGTTCTACCCGGTGCCATACCACGGCACACCGCCCAATCAGGCCAGGGCAGCCGTGGAATTGCAGCGGTGGATGCTGGAGAAGTCGGAAGCAGAGGCCGAGATCGACGAGGGGGTATCGTGGACTCTCCTCCAGGGTACCGGTGTGTGGAAAGCATACTGGATCGTGAAGGATGGTTACAAGTGCCCCAAGCTGGAGTACGTCGAGAGGGAGCATATCTTCGTTGACCCATCACTCCGGCGCCATGATATCCGCAAGGCCAAGTGGGTGGCACATCGGATGTTCATGTCCATTGAGGCCATTGATAAGCTGAGGAATCTACCAGGGTACAAGAACATCCCCCCGCTGGAAGAACTGCGGAAGCTGGCTACACACCCCCAAGAAACGCCAGCGCCACCGTCCATTGAACGGGACGCAGAGTTCAACCTGCCAGAGTTCGATGTGGTGGACCGCAGTGATCAAACGTCTGCGCACCCGATGCACCACAAGCTGGAGGTGCTGGAGTACATGGATCACACCCATGTGTGGACGGTGTTCCAGCAGAAGACTGTCATCCGGGCCGCGGACAACCGCAAGCGTGACAAGGTGGAATACTTCTCAGCGTTTGCAGTCCGCAACAAAGGCCAATTCGACGGCAAGGGCTTTGGTGAGCTGATTGGCGGCGAGCAGACCATCCAGCAGGTGCTGACCAATTCCATGCTGGACAACCTCGCGCTGATGATGCACGGGATGTTCAAGTACAAGCGGGGCAGTACGCTGTTCCCGCAGCAGATCAAAGTCCAGCCCGGCCTTGTGATACCGGTAGATGATGTCAACGACTTCGATGCCGTCAACCTGCCTGGGATCAAGTCCGAAGTGTTCCAGGCTATCAATGACAGCGAACAGCGGGCCATGCGGCGAACGGGGGCCAACGAGGTAACAGTCCAGGGATCGTTCCCGGAGTCCAGCGGTGGTATCGGGCGGACAGCGGCAGGCATGAACGCCCTGGCACAAGCAGCCGGGCTGCGCATCCGCAAGTTTGTGAAGATCCTCGAACGACAGGTATTCATTCCATTCTTGGAGTTCTGCCAGCGCACAGCCCCCAGGCACCTCACCCCAGAGTTTGTGGAGTTCCTGCTGGGCAGCGAGCTGGCGGGCGCCTACACCGAGGGGCTGACCGGCCAGGATGTCCTGGGCGCCAAGATGAAGTTCAAGTTCCTGGCTGCCACGAAGATGAAGCGGCGTTCGGCCATGATAGGGTCGGTGCCTATCCTGCTGGAGTTCTTCCAACAGCCAGCCGTCCAGGATGCCATCAAGGGACAGATGTCCAACCTCAACTTCAATGAACTGATCTGGATGATGTTTGATGCCACCGGGTGGCCCAACAAGTCAACGCTGATCACCCCGATGTCCCAGGAAGAGCAGATGAAGGTGATGTCAGAGAACACCCTCATCCAGGAAATGCTCATGGCCAAGATGAACCTAAAGATGAAGTCCGACGCCGATATCAAGGTCGTGGACGCCAAGAATGCCGGGATAGCCTTCCGGGATATCTTGAAGGCTATGCTCGAGGACCGGCAGACAGCAGACGGCATGAGGCAGTCGCTGATGGAGATGATGGGGCAGATGGCAGGCAACAAGCAGGTGGACAGTATGATGGGGGGCGGCCTCCCAGGTGAGATGATGCCCCCTGGAGGAATGTAATTGGATATCAGGAGTGAGGGAATGATAGCAGATGATCTGCTACGGTCGCCTGGATGGCAACTGACGAAGCAGATCCTGGCCAAGTACCGGGATTATGCCGACGAACGCCTGCATGGCTACTACGGCAGTGATCCCAAAGCAATATTTGCATTCCAGCTCAGCGCCCGCATACTGCGGAGTACCATACTGAAGCTGGAAAGTGATCTGAAATCGCTGGTGGATGCCAAGAACGGCACCATCCAGCCCATGGATGAGGAGGAAACAGACAATGATTGACGAAACAGGTGCAGAAACGATGGACCCCGGCCAGATTCCCGACCCATTTGCGATCGATGGGGAGTTTGATGCCGTGGCCGACTTCCCAATGATGGAAGAGAGCCCTTACCAAGCCTCCCAGGATCTCCAACCAGCGGGTGTCTCGCGGGTTGTGGACCTTGGAGACGGCAACGGGCCCCAGGAATTCACGGCAGAGTCCGATGAAGTACTCCTGCAACAGGTCCTACAGGCTCAGCAGGCTACATTCCAGCGCCAAATGTCCCAGGCACAGCTCCTGGGTGGTGGGGAAGACCCCGATTCGGCGCCACAATTCGATCCTACACAAGAAGTTCAGCCGCTTACCGAGGGTGAGCTGGCACAAATGGCCCTCAATTGGGCCGCAGACCCCGTTGGACACGTCCAACGCATCCTGGAGTCCCAGGTGGGCATGTCGATTGGCGATTTAAAGCAAACCGTCAACGATTTACAGGAAATGAGGGCGTCTGCATACTATTACAAGGTGGGCAAGGAATTCCAGTCCCGCCACACCGATGATTACTACCCCAGCGGACGCAATCGCGACCTTATGCTGGGCTTTCTCGACCGGCAACAGCTCCCTTACACGCCCCAGAACTATGAGTACGCATACGCGTCCCTCAAGTCGGGCGGGATGTTGGAGCCTCCACCGAAGAATTGGCAACCCACGGCAGATGCCGGTGGCACGGCCATCTCGGATGCCGAAGACGAGAGCGTGGCCGCCTCCACAGGTGGCATGACTGCAGAAGAAGCCGAGGCTGCGGCATGGAAAATGCCCTACAAGCAGCTTGAGGCATCCCTGCGTAGACGATAACCCCCCGTTATGGGGTAACAAATAGGGTGAAATTATGAGTTTTCCCGCTTCCGTACGATCCGTTGATGCAGCCTACCAGCACATTCAGGGTGTGGTATATTATCAGCGGACGGCAATTGAGAACCTGAAAGCAAACCTGTGCACATACCGGGTGATGCAGCGTGAGCCCATCCCCCAGCGCAACGGCAAGACGATGCAGTTCTATGTGAACTCCATCCTGGCCGGTAACACAACGTCGATTTCCGAGGGCACGACTGGCGCCCCGATTTCCAATGCCAGCACAAAGAACACCGTGTCACTGAGTCAGTATGGTGACTGGATGTCGTTCTCCGACTTTGTGGAGGAGACGGCAATTTCCAGAATCATCAACGAACATGCAGTAGAGTTGGGGTACCGGGCCGCACGGTCGGTTGATACCCTCAATTATACGCAGTTTGATACCACATCGACTTCAATTGCGGCATCCCGGATTGATCTTATCGACAACGAGTACCTGACATCTGCGCAGGCCAAGAGAGGCTTCTACTCCCTGGCGGCTGCCAACGTCAAGACCAAGTCCGGCGGACTCCTGGATGGCATCATGCATCCCTTGGTAGCCTTCGACTTCATGTCGGATAACACTGCCGGGTCTGCCCTCGAGATCCTGAAGTGGAACGACTACAGCAAGCTGAAGACCCAGATGCAGAACTTCTTCGTCATCCAGCTTGACGGTATCCGGTGGGTGGCCAGCACGCAGGTGCCCACATCTTCCAACTATCCGTCCAGCGGCAAGACTGGCTACCACAGCTACATCTTCGGCCAGGATGCGTTCTTCTGCGCCGAGCTGGCTGGAACATCGGTTCCCAAGGAGCGCAACTTCGTGGCAGGTGTTGACCGCCAGAAGCGTGACTCCTCCAACCCGATGGGCCTGATTGCGGCCACGGCGTTCTACAACTTCAAGTATGCGACCTATGTGGCGCCGGATAGCGTTGCCCGCCATCGGCGTTACCGTTCCGAGGCCAGCATCACCTAACGGTTTCCTCCTCCATCCGAGCAAGGGGGGTGGGGGAAACCTCATCCTCCTTGTCTTGCGGAGTACTACATGCGCGTTGAAACGAACATCGAAAAGCTGGGAGACAACAACCCCAAGTACCTATCCGGGGTGGAAGCCCTGGAGCACGCACTTGAAGAGGATGCCCTGGCTCTTCGTAAGTTCAAGTTAGATGACCAAGAAAACATGGCCAACGTGGAGGCACGCCTTGGCAGCCCCATGGATTGGCGACAGTTGGTCGGTAGGGTCCGTCGCCTCACCCGCTTTAAGGTGTGGTACGAGGACTCCATCAACTGGCCGGGCGGGGGGAACTTCTATACCCTGCGCGACAACATAAAAGTGTGCCTCAATGCTGCCTTTGAACGGGGTGCCTTGCCGGAATTCAGCTACGTGCTGGAAGATGCCCGTGGATTGCCGTGTA